AGAGGAGGTGATCGGATGAGCGCTTTTTTAGTCAGCCAAAACCACATCAACAAGATTGTGAATTTCGTCACAAAATATGACAAGGAGATTTTTGTGGTGGCATTGCCATCAGGACTCAAAAAACTCTCAGCTCAGACTCTCGGAGATCTTTTGCTCCAAGCCAACTTGGACTCTGTCAATTTTCGCTATCGTGAAAAGGAAAAGGCGTCTTTCACTTTCAAGCGAGATCTCGAAAAACTCTCCCCAGTTGCTCTGATCAAAGCCGTCCACTGTCTCAACTATCAATCGTGTGAGGTTGATGGCTGGATCGGCTCCGATGCTTTCTTGATTCTTTGTGCGATCGAAAAAATGGCCACGCAAAAGCTCCAAGGCTATGAGGACGCGGAATGGGGGCTGATATGAGAAAGAAAAAACTCGTCCTCATCACCGCAGCCATCTGGATGATCTTTTCGCTGCTCGCATTGTCCTTGGGAGGCTGTGGATCCATGTCTGAATTCAATCGCATTATCATCGGAGCCGGACGGCCACAGGTCAGACAATGCCTCATGGGGATCAAAGTTGTGCCGTGTCAAAATCAAGAGATTGTCGGGAGATGATTTTTGTGCCACGATTGTGTGAGAAATCTATGGAAAATAAAAAACCAAAACGAAAAGGTGGACAGCCAAAACATTTCGTCTCGGAGATGAAAAGACTCCATGTCTATTTGCCGGAGCCTGTCTATGAGGCCATCGGAAAATTAGCCTCTGAGCAATATCCACCGACATCAGCAAACAACCTCATGACTCTCGCGCTCCTCCAATTCTTGGAAAGACGCGGCGCGACGTTTCCCGATCCCCTGTAAAAAAGCCAGTTTGTTGCCATGGAGGGCATCTTGGACAAGCCGAAATTAAAAAGAGGAAAAGGCCGACCGATTGAGAAAGGACAAGTCCTCAATCCAAACGGCCGACCGATCCTCACTCCAGCTTTGAGAGAGGTCACAGCCCTCACTAAACAAATGGTTGCTGAGTCAGTCTCAGATCTCTGGGGACTCTCCATCGATGAGCTGCATGAGATCACAAAACAAACCACCGGAGTCCCAGTCGGGAAAATGGTCATGGCCCGGATCCTCTATCAAGCCGCGCTCAAAGGCGATCAGGCCCGGATGGATGCGATCCTCAACCGAGCCATTGGAAAGCCCAAAGAGGAGATCGCTGTCGATCTCTCCGGATCCATCGGAGTCTCTCGCGAGATCCAATCCATGTCCGATGAGGAGCTGCGAGAAGTCATCAGAGCCGCCTCAGAAAATCTCAAAAGAATTCCAGAGACTAAGTGATGCAAGTCTCTCTCGAAAGATATTCGAGACTCCTCATGGCTGAGGCTCACATGGAGCTGATGAGGAGAGAATCTCGAAACAGTTTTCGCTCATTCATCAACACCACCATGATCAGATATGAGTGGAATTGGCATCATGAAATAATGGTTGAAAAGCTCCAGCGTTTCGCGAAAGGCGAGATCAAGCGGCTCATGATTTTCATGCCTCCCCGGATGGGAAAGTCTGAGGCTGTCTCCCGGCGCTTTCCAGCTTTCATGCTTGGGATCCGGCCTGAGATCGCTATCATCGCTTGCTCCTATGCTGACTCATTGGCGTCAAGAATGTGCCGAGATGTCCAGCGGATCATGGACTCCCCGGCCTATCTCAAGATCTTTCCAAAGTCTCAGCTCAATGAGTCAGTGCATCACCGTACAAAATCCGATGCAGTCCGGAAAAACAATTTCTTTGAGGTGGTGAGGACTGGTGGATCCTATCGATCGGCTGGCCGAGGCTCCGGCATCACTGGCACAGGAGCCAACATCCTGATCATGGATGATATGCTCAAAGACGCGATGGAGGCTGCATCCAAAACCGTGAGGGACTCACTTCATGAATGGTATGGATCCGTTGCATATTCCCGGCTTGAAAAGAATGGCCAGATTTTATTTTGCACAACCAGATGGCATGAGGATGATCTCGCTGGCCGCCTTTTGAATGAGGCCAAACTTGATCCAGATGCCGATCAATGGGAGGTCATATCTTTCCCAGCCATCCTTGATGATCTCAACTCAAAGCATCCTCTCGATCCCAGAAAAGTTGGGGACTCCATCTGGCCTGACAAAAAATCAGTTGATGATTTTAAAAAACTCCGGATCGCCCTCGGCCCGAAAAACTGGAATTCAATCTATCAACAAAGGCCATCAGCCATGGAGGGCTCGATCATCAAACGATCGTGGCTCAAGTTTTACGATAAGTTGCCCGACAAATTCGATCAGATGTTTCAGTCTTGGGATCTGACTTTCGACTCCACTGAAAACTCCGACTATGCTGTCGGCGCGGTCTATGGTGTCCTTGGGCCTGATGTCTATCTGGTCGATCGTGTGAGGGAGCGGATGAATGTCCTTGATCAGATGCGAGCGATCCAAAATATGAGGACAAAGTGGCCCGATGCCATCCAGACTCTCATCGAAAAGAAAGCCAACGGAGCCTCAGTCATCACGATGCTCCGGCAAAAAGTCCCCGGACTTATTCCAGTCGAGCCTCGCGGATCCAAAGAATCCAGACTCGGATCAGTCTCCGGACTCTATGAGGCTGGCAACGTCTTGTATCCATCGCCAAAAATCTGTCCATGGATCGAGCAACACATCGAGGAGCTGATGACTTTCCCAAACGCCGATCACGATGACATCGTGGACGCAGAGTCCCAAGCTCTCCAAAGAATTATCAACAACCTGACATCTCGACCAGAGCCCAGAATCAGAATACTCTGAAAGGAATCCATGGGAATTTTTGACTTTTTAAATAAAAAAGAATCCGTAACTCGACGAGCAATGGTGGTTGGACAAGTCGGGACTCCAAAAAACACCGCGAGAAATTACAAGGCCATGGCCGCGGAGGGATACAACACCAACGTTGTTGTCTATCGAGCGATTTCTTTGGCCGCTCAATGCGCGGCTCAGGTTGACTGGGAGCTGTATAAAAAAACTCCATCAGGCAATGTCGAGATTGAAAAGTCAGATCTCTTGGATCTCTTGGAAAATCCAAATCCAACCATGGGACAAAAGCAATTTTACGAAAACGTTTTTGCTTTCCTTTTGATGTCCGGCAATTCTTATATTGAATACAACGCGAAAGCCAACAAAGAGCTTTGGCCTGTGAGACCTGACTATGTGCAAGTCATTCCCGGATCAATCGGGCTCCCATCAGGATATCAATTCCAATCCGATGGATCAGGTGAGAAAATCATTTTCCCAGTCGATCAAGTGACTGGCCGCTGTGCGATCATGCACATGAAATTATTCAACCCAATCAACAACTGGTATGGAATGAGCCCAATGGAGGCTGCTTTCCTTGCAGTTGATCAGCACAACAATGCTGGCCGATGGAATTTGTCGCTCTTGCAGAGAGAGGCTCGGCCCTCTGGTGCTTTGATGGTCGAGATGACTGAGTTGAATCCAGCCGGGAAACTCACCGATGAGCAATTCTCAAACATGAAAAGTCAGATCGATGATCTCTATTCCGGCGCGAAAAACGCTGGCCGTCCGATGCTCTTGGAGGGTGGACTTTCTTGGACTCAGATGTCGATGAATCCAAAGGACATGGACTGGCTCAATGCAAAGAATGTTTCAGCAAGAGAGATCGCTCTCGCGCTCGGAGTCCCTCCACTGCTGCTCAACATCTCAGGAGATAACACCTATTCAAATTTGAAAGAGGCTCGTCTTGCTTTCTATGAGGAGACTGTGATCCCTCTCATCTGCACATTGAGAGATGAGCTGCAACGCTGGCTTGTCCCAATGTTTGGAGAGGATCTTGTGCTTGAATATGATCCGGATTGTCTCGATGCCATGGCCATCAAGCGTGACATGAAAATGGAAACCGCAAACAAGGGAAAAGATTTTCTCACGATCAATGAGCGCCGAGAGCTGGTTGGATTTGAGCCAATCGATGGTGGTGATGTTTTTGTCGCAACAAATATTGGATCAGCGGATCCGGCGGCCGTTGAGGAGCCCAACGATCCAGCAGCCAAACCAAATGAGTCCGAAGTTGATGAGGAAAAGCCCACTCAAGACACTGAGTCCAGCGATCAAGGGGAAACTCAGGAGCCCGATGAGGCCGAGCTTTCCGAGATAGAAAAATCTTTTCACATGGAAAGTCTATTCGATGAGATGAAACTTGTTAACCTTGTCACAAGAGCTGACAAGAAAAAAGCCGCTCGCACAGCCGCTCGCAGAAAAGACTCAATGACTCATGCTTTTCAGCTCGATCTTGAGGATGTCTTTCAAAAGATGAATTCCGCTTTCGGAAAGATCACCACCAATCAGATGAAACTTGCAGAGATGCAAGCCGCCTCCATCATCGCAGATCACACCGATGACTTTGAAAAAGTTTTTCAAAAACATCTAAAGCGTATCGCCATGGAGTTTGCTTTCCCAATCCTCCAAGCCGCAAAAGATCTTGGGATCACACTCGAAACCAAACGAGATGAGTGGTTTGATTCATGGCTGGCATCATTTGTTAAAAAACAAACAGCTCAAAATGTTGGCCAGATCCAAGGCACAACGGCTGACAAAGCAAGAGCGAAAATCAAACGCATTGTTGAGGATGGGATCAGAAACGGTGAGCCCAATATCGACATTGGAAACGCGCTCCAAGACGAGATGAAAACTCTCTCGGCCGGACGATCAATGACAATCGCTCGCACTGAGGTGGCCATCGCATCTCAACAAGGATCCTTGAAAGCCGCTGAGTCCATGGAGATTGAGGGACTGGAAAAGGAATGGGTCTCGATCCAAGACGATCGGACTCGCGATGGATCA